CGCTTATCGCGACCGTCGTACATATACAGCTCGTTGATCCATGCTTGGCGATTACGCATCGCTTCCACATCCTCCGCACCAGGCTTGCACGGGATCATCGGGTCAGGTCTCTGCATTGTCAGAAGCAATAGAAAGCAGCGCCCAGCCGAGCACCAGCAGGACGCCTGTAGCGACACCAGCCAAAAACGTCATTCGACAGGATCCGGCCAAGCTGTCGCCAAGTTGGGGTTGTCGATCATGACAACGTTGCCATCAGCATCGAACACAGGCCCATTGTCGTCGGTTTGTTGGATCTGTGCTGAGCCAGTCATCAACTCTTTCAAAGCTGCAACATCAGAGCAGGCATCAATTTCAGCTTGGCGCGTGTTGCAGGCTGTGCGCACTGCAGCGCGATAGGTCTTCCAGGTAGACGGAATGTTGGTGCTGGTTTCCTTGGCCTTGATGACGCGCCAATCAGAAGGGGCAAGCAGGCTGGCAGCAATCTCGTTCTGCTTTGCCTTCCACAAGGTCTTCAAACCGGTTTGTGTGTAGCCAAGCTCATTGCCCTCTCCGTCAACAGCAGGCTCATCGTTGAGCTGTTTAGGGTTGTCTACGCCCCAGTAAAAACGCTGATCGAAGTTGCTGCTGGCATCAACAACCCATGTGATGCCAAGCAACTCGCGGTCACGCTCAGTGCTCAGCCGCAACCAGTTAGCTGGACGTTGGATGCCGTCTGCATCGGTCCAGGCAACGTCTAGAGGCAGTTTTGTTCCGTCAGCGAGCTGATAGCCCATGGGATTAGAACGATGGTGTGAGTTTAACGAGCAAGCCCGCCATTGGCTTGGAACGGGTTTTCAGCAAATGCGATCCAGAAGTACTCGTTTGACTGATGGTTTGTTTGAGTATTGCCTTGGCGTGGCTTGAATCCATTTGAAAGAATATCAATCTGGCCTTGCCCTCCTGTGTATTCTGCGGCGCTTGAGTCAGCCGCTAGATGTGCAGCTGTCTCGTTAAATGTAGATCTGGCTGTATCAAAAATAGTCCAACCATTGCCGTTATTTGTTGCGCCATTTACAGACGACTTAATCATTATCCAGCTAGGACGAAAACCGCAATACTGGAACGGGCCTGAGGTGTCACCTGTGCCGGTGTAGGGTCCGCCAACTGCACTGTAGCCGGCGACGGCCGCGAAGAAATATGCAACGTAATTGTAACCACTTCCATTAATTGCGCTGTCATTTTGTAGGCCAAGAGTTGTTGAAGAAATGCTTTGCCAGTTTGCGCCAGTGCTGGCTGCATTACTAGAGTTCAACGCAGGTGTTTTGCCAGTGCCTAAGCCTGAGTGATAAACACGCCAATCATCAGATTTGTTTAGAGCTTTTATTATGCAAAAATCCGGTTCCACCCCCAAACCATGCCCAATCCGGTCGCCGTTTGTTCCGCTTCCTGAATAGGTTGCGATACTAAAACCTGCGGTAGCGTTAGCTCTTAAGTTTGTCGTGATGTCACCGTCAGTGTTGCTAACCGTCGATGTACCTGCGTTCCACATCCAAGAAATAAACGGCTGTCCGTCTGAGTTGATGTGCCCACCGCCCTCGGATGTGTAACCACCAGCCACAAACGCTGTGATACCACTTTCGCCACTTCCTTGAGTATCAGTGCCGTCAGTCTCTAAGTGGTTGTAACGTGTACCATCAGTGCCTCTAAGGATGTCATACACTTTGTGACGCTCAGCGGCATTACGTCGCTTGACCCATACCCAGTCCGGAGTGAAATTGGCATCGCTATCTGTAACAGTTCCACCACCAAAAGTTCCGGTAGAAGCTAGCGCGTAAAAATGGTCTCTACCATCGGCAATCGTCGGGGTTGGAAGGTTTGCAGTACACCAAGGCTTGTAACCGCTGGGCGCTGAATAAGCAAAAGCTCTAGCTCCAAAATTCACCGAGCTGTTGACACTTGTATCTGTTCCGTTAGTGCCAGCGGCGGGCCCCCAACTTCCTGATGAAATCCTATCTGTAGGCCCCGACATGCCTCCATAAAGAACAGCCCCTGTTTTAGAAGCGCCGCTAGTTGGAACGCCAGTATTTCCGTCATTGCCAACCTTAAGAGTGCCATTTACGCCCCAATAAATAGCTTTGTTATCCATATCCATGTAAAGCTGCACGATGTCTCCAGCAGCCCAGGTAAGGCCACCAGTAACAGTGTTTGCGCCGCTGTATCCGATGGTTCCATTGTTTTGAAAACGTGAGCTAGCTAACTCGCCAAGGACTCCAGACCCGTCGGGGTGTTCACTGCCAATAATTCCTGGTATATGGCTTGTGCTCTGCATCGTGAATTCGCAGTACCATTTGCCACTGCTTGCAAAAAATGTCGGTCTGCAATATCTGTTAGATGTCCCGCCGTTCCAGTCAAGGTTGCCGTTTGATAGCGATAAGCCGTAGTTATGGATAGGGTTAAGTGTTGCATAATTGGATGACAATTCTCCGCCGGCTCCGGTGTCATTAGACGTGTCACCGTCAGTTGGTACGTCAAACAAAACGTCAACTTCTGAAGCTTTATCTAGCAGCAGCTCCCCATCGATCTCAAGGCCAGCAAAAACAACGTTGGCTAAATTACCAAGGCTGATGTTTTGAATGGATGTCAGCGGTGAGCTTATTCCGGTAATTTGAGTCCGCTGGTTAGGACCAATCCCGTTATGGTTAGGAACCTGTGATGTAACATCAGTGCCGTTAATTTTCAACGTACCAGGAGACGAGTCCTTGTACGCATAAATATGCAATGTCGAAAACGGGATTGAAGTCGTAGGGGTGAAGGTGTACGAAGTGCTTGCATTAGGAAGTGCCCCGTGATCTAAGCGCCCATCAAACATCTGTGAAAACGGGAAGCCAGACCTTGCCGTTCCTGAAATAGCGTTTATGTATTGACCTGATGATGCTAGAAAATTAACTGCTGTAAAATCATTTTCGTTGCCGCTTGAATCGTGACCGATTGTTGACTCATTTTCAAAATCCAGCAGATGAAATCCGTTCGTTCCAAATGTTCCCGAATAGGTGGCAGCTTGCCAAACGCCATTATCGTCATACGCCCCAAATGATGTGGGGTCAAGTGCAGAGCCGTCAATAAAATATACGTCTGCTAAATACCCATCTAAACGGCCATTAGTTCCGAGCGGTTGAACGCTACCAATACTATGTTGATTGGTGCTATTTATATTGCTTTCTACGTTTTGGCCGATAAGGCTTGACAGTGAGAAACTAGTAACCCTTTCGTTGTTTACATATAGCCTCATTCTGTCGGCTTGAGTACTATTTGTGGTGTCAAAAACTGCGACTAAATGATACCATGCTGATGGATCTCTGAGCAATCGTGTAGAAACAAGGTATCGGTTGCCGCCAGCAACAGTGTTACTTGCTATGACAAACGTGCCATCATTTTCAACATATACTTGCGTATAGTTGTTAGAAGCTGTAGAGGCGTTAAAGAGTTGGCTGTAATTAGAATTTTTTCCGCGCTTAAACCAGCAGGACCAAGTCCAAGTGGTTCGGTTGCCAGCAGATGACGGAGTGCGATGGAGGTACGCCGAATGTTCTTCGTTAAAACGCAGTGATTTTGTTGCTACCCCAGCAGCTGCAGCAGCACCCGTTCCACCGCCAGCACCGATAAGGGCGTTGTTATGAAAAACGCTCATGAGTAGTTAGCAGTAAAGACGCAGTGGATGGAGCTAGTAGTGCGAACGACGTAATCAATACGATCTACGGCGCTTGCAGCAGTCGTAAGTGTTGGGGCGGTTCCGCCAGCAAAGTCATACGCCGATCCAAAACTGAGTGTCCTAGAGCCAGTTCCATCTTGGACGATAAAAATTGAACCAGATTGCCCCACAGTTACGTTTGATGGGTTATCTAATGTTCTGTTCCCGCCAAGGGTGACAGTCGCGTTATTGCCGTCATCCATGTCGTAACTGATGTTGGCCCCATCACTTAGCGTGACGATGTTGCTACGAACGCCACCAGTTACGGTTTGGCCGTTGGTTGTCTCACTCAGCAGCAGGTAACTGGCAAAGCCAAGCGCACCAGAGCCATCGGTCTTCAGCACCTGGTTTGCGCTGCCGTCAGCCGCTGGAAGGGTCAGCGTGACGTTGCTGGCAACAGTGGCAGGGGCCTGGAGCGCGATGTAGTTACTGCTGTCCGAATCAGCAAAACGCACATCCGACTGCGCGTTCAGCGTGATGTCACCCGTAAACGTCGCACCAGATGCGCTGACCAAGCCAAAGTTGGTCGATGCCGTTCCAAGCGTAATGAAGCCGTCATTTGCAGCATTCCTGATCTTCAGGGTTGCCGGTGTGGTGCTGGTGTCCAAAAACACCATGTGAGCAACCAAGTTGCTCGGCGCTGACGACCCGCTGTTGAGCGTCTGGACCGCTCCAAGGATCGAGTTCAGTTCAGTACGGAAGTTCGCACCTGACTGGTTAGCGAGTGAATAATCAGTTGCTTGTGCCATCAGGTGATCTCCTTGCCGTGCCCAACGGCTTGATAGTCGAAGTTCCTATCCACAATGCTACCGCCAGACGCCCTAAAAGTAATGGTGAAACCAGTCCTGCTTACGCTGCTTAGCTCGAAGAAGTCGCCGGTCGCCATATTGGTCGCGGTGATTGTGATGCTTGGGGTGCTGTAAAAGGCCGATGGGAACGTGATTGCTTTAGCCGACGTACCACTACTGATATTGCGCTGTTGCTCAGTTCGGCGTTGCAGACTGACTGTTACGCCCAAGCTTTGAACAACAGGATCCTGCGAGTCGTTGCCTGTTTCCATCTCAACTTTGAACTGAAAACCGCGACCACGCTTGGTGGCATTAGCAAAAGGCTCCCAAGTGCCATAGGTCGGTGAACCACTGGGGTCATCGTTGGTGGAGCGTGAATACAGCTCAGCGTTGGTCTCTGACAGGTCGTCAGCGTCGATGTCGTCCCAGGTGTCGATGTTGTTGGAGCGCGAATCCCAGAAGTCGTCAGGGTTAATCGACTTCATCTGCAGGTTGGCTAGCAGCTCTACGTCGTAAACAGCGCCCATGTCGAGCGTATTGGCGAAGATGTAGCTGCCGACAGACACCACATCGCCAAAGAAGTCGATGTTGGTAACGCTGTCAAAGTCAGTGATGTCGTCAATCTGGCCGTTAGCCTCAAGAGTGATGCCGCCTTCGTCAACGCTGTTGAATGACTGCGAAAACGTTCCAGTGAAATTTGGGCTTTCAGTAAACGTCTGAACAACCTCAAGATCTTGAGGCTCTGGCAAATCAACCTTGACTGATGGGATGCCAGCTAATGGCGCATAAAGGTTGCTTGAGTTCTTGGCTCGTACCAAGTAATGACCATCTTTAAGTGGAACGATCTTGCGCGTTGTGCTGCCGTTGACAGCTGGAACAATTTTTTCGCTTTCGCTCCATTTGATTTCGCCGGTAAGACGTGGATTGTGGCGAATTTCAACGACTCCACCAATTTTTACGTCAAGATCGGTTGCCTCTGGCCAGTGAAGCTCAGCGTTGTGTTGGTCAATCGGCGTAATGTTTAGGCTTGCGATGTTAGACGGTGGGGTTGTTCTGCCAACAGCAGTAATTCTTGCAGTAGTTGCTTTGCTTTCTCCTCTATCAGCGTTATAGCTGAGGGCTATAACTTCAACGTTGTACGTTCCAACCTCGGAATTTAGAATGTCGTAACCAGTGGTGGGAACAACAACCTCTACTTCATTATCAGCATCTAGTGCATATACAACTCTGTAAGCGTTGGCGCGGACTGATTGCTGCCAGTTAATCTGAATTCGCTGCAACGCTTTGTCGCCTTCTTCGTAGAAAACTTCTTCTAGGCGCAAGTTTGTTACTGGGTCTGGAGCGGCGTCAAGCTGCGAATAAGATCGAGACGAGAAGGTGTAGCTAGAGTCTTCAATAATGTCGTACTTTTCTCTTACATGGGCTGATGCCGTAATGTTGTAAACACCGTCGCCTTCTTCAACAGTAAGTACACGCCATTGCGTCAAATGAACATCTTGGTAACCAATCTGAAAAGGCGCTCCAGCAGCGGGCACTTTCCTAGGGGTGGGAAGTGCGTTTAGTGCCGTTCCAAGCGTGACGGTGTTGCCCACAATGTTTGAGCTGCCAACTTGGGTGTACTTACCGTCAGTGTCGATAGTGTGAAACTCAAAGTCTGTTGGTGCGCTGTCCCCAAACATCTCGGTATCGCTTCGATCTAGCTTGATCTGCGTCAGTGTTGAGCCAGAGGTGACTCGACCGGCAACAACACGTCCTGTGCGAACAGGATCGCTGATTTTGATGTAATCGCCAGGGCGAACAATAATGCCAGCGGCAACATCAGTTGAAAAGCTACAAACCTCAGTTTCTCGGTGGCTTGTGTAGAGAAACCACTTACCTAAACGCCGAGCCTGTGATCTGCTGGTGCAGGCAAAAGCATCGATCTCCTGCTTGTTGTAGCCGTACTTTTCAAGAAAATCGACGTTGGGGTCTGTTGAGTCAATAAATTGACTGTTCAGTTCGACAAGCTCTTGACGAAAGTCGCGAGCGTCCATGTCGAAATATCTAACCGCAACACAGGTCGGGCGGCCCTTCATGCTCGAACCCGAGTAAGCGAAACCTTGTACAGTTACGTTTGACTGGTTGAAGATGTAAGTAAAGTCCTCAGGGCGATCTTGGGCTAGAGAGATCCCGCCTGTTCCTGCTGTAGCCGTTCCGGCTTCCCAAAAGGGCATTCCCCTGAAGACAGAACACAGCTGTTGAACCAGCTTGTATGCGTCCTGCTGTGATGTAATTGCAACGTTGCAGCCAAATCGAGCTTCCGTTCCACCAGCGTTATTGCTTACCCTGCCTGAGCAGTAGACGCTGGCTTTCTGAAAGCTGTAAATATCAAGGTTGGTTGCTACATCGTCTGTACCTTCAAATTGATCACCAGTCCTTGCCTCAGCAATTTTTAGCTCTGCAGGCGTAAGAATATATGCACCAAGGCCATACCTCGTATTGGTTAATAGGTCATACAAAATCCACGCGGGATCACTACACCATTCTCGCTGTGCTTTAAACGTGCCGTTAAACGTTCCAGCGTAATCAAGCGAGCCGTCATTTGTTCTGACGCTTGCATTATGCGGAATGCGTACTTTTAGACCCCTGATACGGAATGTTCGCTTGGGTATGCTTGGAAACTGCTGTGCATCGAATTGTGCGCCAAAAAGCGCGGTATTGGGATAGCGCAGTTTGTCCGTAATTATCTGGTCAAAGCTGTACCAAATCAAATCATCGGTAAAGGTGTCGCCTTCTCTAATATGCTGCGTAGTTCTTATAACTCGTATGCTGACCGGGTACTTTGTCGAGTCGTTTACGAGATTGCCATTGACTGTTGTTTTTGTATCAAGCTCAATCTCATGCGTTCGTTGAAACAAATCAGGAGTGTAGCCGTTAATTTGAAAGTTGCCGTTACCCAAGCTTCCTTCATTGTTGACTTTATCTACGCTGCCCTCAAGAGGCACATTGGTAAAATCTGAATCGCCGTTGTACTGAATTTGTATTTTGTAGCGCAACGCAGTTCCTTTAATCGTTCCAGTGTCGTTCTTAACTCTTGACAGTGCTGGAACGCCTACAGTGATGTTTACCTGATCAACATCGACATCAGTAATTGTTCTTGTAACCGGAGTGCCCTCGTTCGGGAAAAACGTTTGTGTCGTCGTGCTCGTCAAAGTGCCCTTAGGCACTTCTGTATTTACTTGCGTGGTGCTGCTACTTGTTGACTGCGGAAACCTAGTAAAAGGAACTTGGTCTTGCGAACCAAGCTTGGTCTGAAAAATACCTTTAGTAAGATCGAAATTTAGATTTTCTTTGATGCTGTCACTTTCAAGGGTGGTATCAGCAGTAATGGTGGCACCGGCCCCTAGTACAGGTGTGTTGTTAAAAAACACATCCTTCAACGCACCAATCGCATACGGATGTGGGTGTGCGCTGCGGTCTATTCCGGCATTAGGAAAGCCTTCGATCTCGCCTTCGCAAAGAAGGTCAACAATTTGAGCAAGTTGTCTGGAATTAAGGCCGTCGCTAGCTGGCATGTCAAATACCTCCCCCTGTCTCTGTTGTGTCGTCGATCTTGTTCGTGATCAACCTGGTGCTTAAAACAACACTACCGACGATCATCTCCCCGTAAACGACAGGAACAGGAATACCTTCCTGGCTGGTGTTCTGCATTCCAGAAAAACCAAAGCCCCCTTGGCCTTCACCGGGCATTTCCTGCTGTGGCACAGGCGTGATCATCTGTGCAACACCTCCAAGTGCTAAATACAGACCAATGTTTCCTGCTGCGACAGAAGCTGATGCACTTAAAAATCCAGTGCCCGTAGCCCCTAAAAACCCTGCCTTAGTAGTGCCTGCCGCTACACCAGCAGCTGCTGGGGCAAGGAAAACAGCCGCACCAATCAAAGCCGCCCCTAGCAAAATTTGACCAACACCACGACCGCCCGCACCAGATACAACAGGAATAATCTTCACCACATCATCCGCAGCCATCGGGTAATGCAGCTGCTCAGGGTGATCCGCAAGCTGCAAATCATATTTACCGACAGCCACTTTGTAGTAACCATCCCGCATCAAGCCGCGAAGCTCAGGAAAATTACACAGCAAAAACTTGATTGCATCGGCAGGTACACGCACCAATGCTTCAAACACGCTTTGACCGCAGTGCTCTGCCAAGTGCCCGTAAACCTTGACCGTGCGGAGCATCTGCCGTCAGCCGCTATACCTCACGATTCTACCTGTGACTTTCTGCCAATACCCGTCCCAGTGATCCCTAGACGACAGCCTGCCTTGCAGCTGGTGCAGCATTTTGCCCTCTCCGATATAGACCGCAACGTGATTTAGGCCGCGACAACCATCGAGCCGCATAAACAGCAGATCCCCTTTTTCTGGCTCAGCAAAGTCCGTATCGACAAAGCCTGTGTCCGCAAAACACTCCTCAAACATCGGTGATTGACGAAACAGCTCTGAACTGGCAGGCCGTTGCCAGTCCCTCAACTTGATGCCAAGCGTCTGTTTATACCAGTCACGAACAAGCGTCCAGCAGTCGGATACGCCCCACACCCACTCCCGGCCCACCAAAGGCGCTTCGTAGCCAGATGGCTTAATGCTGCACCAACGCTCGTTTAGCAAG